TGCGCTGGACTCGCCGGCGCTGCGGCCCTGGCTCGAAGAGATCGCCACCCCGGTCAGGCCGGTCGAGGCACCGCCGGCGGCGAAGCCCGCCCCGGTGCTCCGCAGGCAGTACCCGTCGCCGATCCGCCCGAGGTCGCCGCAGTTCGACTACACGCCGACGCCGCTGGACTTCGCAGACGCCGAGGCCGTCCTCGACGAGGGTGACCCGACGCCCGAGCTGTCCGACGATCCGTACCCGGCCCGCACCTGGGAGCCGGACTGGCGGCGCCTGCCGTCGATCCGCTACCGCCGCGTCCCCTCGCCGGGGGCGTGCGCCTTCTGCCTCACCCTCGCTTCGCGCGGGGCTGTCTACGAGTCTGCGCGGGTCGCGCTCTACAGGGACGGCGGAAGCATCCGCTACCACCCGAACTGCCGCTGCTACGCGGTCGCCTCCGGCACCGTGCGCGACGGCATGGCGATCAGCCGGGCCGACTACGACCGGCTGCTCACCACCTACGAGCGAGGCCCCCGGAAGGGGGAGCCTCGCCAGTTCTACATCGGCAAGTACCGCTACTCGCTGGATGACTTCCAGGGCCGCATCACCGTCTACGACGGCGATGAGCCGCCCTGGCCCAAGTTCTAACCGGGAACACCCGCAAGGGGTGCCCCTCAACCCGCAATGGGAGCACAGTGGACGAGGAACAGCAGGACGGGCAGGAGCAGCAGGCGCCGCAGGAGGCCCCCGCAACGGGTGGTGACCTCGCAGCCGAGCTGGACAAATGGAAGCGGCTATCGCGCAAGAACGAAGCCGCCGCCAAAGCCGCGCAGGCGAAGCTCGACGAGCTTGCCGCAGGCAGCAAGTCCGAGGTGGAGCAAGTCGCCTCGCAAGTGGCCGAGTTGCAGCGGCAGCTCGCCGAGCGCGACCGCGAACTGCTCCGCAACAAGATCGTCTCCGAGCTGAATGTGCCCGCCGCGCTTGCTGGCCGCATCCAGGGAGATGACGAGGAATCCATGCGCGAGGACGCGCAGGCGCTAGTCGCCGCCCTCGCCAACGACTACGCCCCCAAGGCCGCAGCGCCGCAGGGGGCGACCGGAGCGGGAGTCACCCCCAAGCCCGACGAGTTCGACGGGATGGACGTGGCCGCGCTCATGAAGGCGTCCGCAGGACGGTAGTTAGTCACCCTGACAACCCCTGGTCAGGGAGGCGTTGATCCCCCGATCAGGGGAAGGAGAGAAAGATGCCCAACAAGTTCATCACCCCAGGTAGCCTGACCAGCCCGTCCAAGCTGGCCCGCCTCGCGCTCGGCGTGTGGCGGGACAACGCTGTCCTGCCGTCGCTGTTCGACCGTACCGTGCAGCAGGAGTTCGGCGGCGGCAGCGGACAGAAGGTGTCGATCCGCAAGCAGGCGTCGCTGACCGCAAACAAGTTCAACCGCACCAACGGCATCTCGGTGCAGGCCGTGACCGAGGGTGTGCTTGAGGTTGAGGTGAACGACATCTATGACGTGTCGGTCGAGATTCTTCAGGAGCAGTGGGACTTCGACATCACCGACTGGCGCTTCCAAGTGGTCGAGCCTGCCGCGAAGGCTCTCGTCCGCAACGCCGAGAACGTGATCGCCGCCCGGCTGGCCGCAAACTCGACCAACACCGTCACGATGAAGCGCGTCGCCACTGACGCCAACGGCCCGGTGGATGCCTTCATCGACGCGAGGAAGATTCTGTCCGACAGCGAGGTGCCGCTGGACAACCGCTTCGTCATCACCGGCAGCGGTGTCGCCGCCGAGGCGCTGCGGAGCGACCAGTTCCTCCGCACCGACTACGCTGGCGACTCCAACGCCTTCCGTCAGGCCCAGATCGGGCGGGTGCTGGGGATGCCGGTGTTCGAGTCGGTCGTGATCGGCGCCGACGAGGCGTACGTCTGCCACCGCGATGCCCTGTCGGTGATCTCGCTGGTGCCGGAGCGCCCGAAGGGCGCGGCAGTCGCGGCCACCGAGTCCTACGACGGTGTGGGCTTCCGCTCGGTGTTCTCGTACGACCAGAAGTACAAGAAGGATATCTGGTCGCTGGATCACTACCTTGAGTGCGCCGGGCTGCGCGGCGACAGCGCCTTCGTGAAGATCACGCTGGCCCCCTCCACGCTGGCCGCCTCCACCAAGTAAGCCCGAACGAGGCCGGGTGGCAGTCCCCTCGGGGCTGCCGCCCGGCCCAACCCAAGGAGGCCGCGATGGCTGAACCCGAGGAAGGCGCCCCGACGGCCACCCCCTACAGCATCGAGTTCTCCAGCGAATACTCCCGTGTCACCCCGCCGAACCGCGTCCTCGACGCGGTGAAGGCCCGCACGGGCGTGGATCACGACCCGGCGTGGCTCGAAGCCACGCTGGCCCTAGCCCTGTCCCACCTGCGCGCGGTCGCCCCGTGCAAGCGGGACAAATGGGTTGAGTGGTATCACCTGCCCGACGATGTGTGGCGCGTGGTGATCGAGTCGATCATCCGCGAGTACCACAACCCGCACGGCTACCGTTCGGAGACTATCGGTGACTACTCGTACCAGCTCGGCGGCGACGCCGGTGCGTGGTACCTGCCGCCCGAGTTGTCCCTGATCGCCGCCCACGCGGGCTGTGGCTCGGGCACCGTGTATTCGATCCGCAGCAGGCGGGCCGAGGACGACAGTCTCCGCATCGACGCCGCCGACACGGCTGCGGCGATCCTGTCCGACGGGTACGCGGGGCTGTGATCGGCTCGCTGCTCGGGCAGGTGGCGCTGGTGAGGGCGCCGGCTGTCCGGCGCAACCGCGCCGGCGACGTGGTGGCCGACTGGTCATCCCCGGTCGATGTCGGAGTGGTGCGCTGCGCCCTGCAACCGCGCTCATCGTCCGGCTCGGAGTCCGAGCGGTCGCGGCGCGAGCAGAAGGGACTGGCCTACTTCCTGGTGGGCGCGCCCATAAACTCGATGACGAGGATCGTGGTGGACAACCGTACCTGGCAGGTGATCGGCCCCCCGAGGATGGTGTCCACCCCGCACGGGCCGCACCACATGGTCGCCGATGTGGCTTGGATCGAGGGCTGACGTGGGTGCTGTGAAGATTCATCGCTCCAACTGGAAGCACGTCTCGGGCCAGATCGACCGCTATGCCGATGAGTGGATGGATGAGGCGTTCTCCGATCCCCGCACCATCATGATGATCCAGTACCAGATGTCGCTGACCGAGGTGGAGATCAGGAAGTTCGCCGCTGGCCGGGTGACCGGCAGGCACGCGGCGTTCGCCTCGTCGATTGTGGGCGAGCTGCGCGAGGACGACCTGAAGCACGACCGCACCATCGGCTTCATCTACTCGACCTACTCCGATGCCCTGTTCATCGAGTTCGGCAACGAGCGCCGCCCCGGCGCCCACGCCTTCCGCTCCGCCGTCCTCGCCCGTGGGGTCGCGCCGTGACGTGGCAGCCGTCGGTGTTCCCGATGCGCGACGCCGTGGCCGATCTCGCGCTGTGGCTCCGCACAGTGGCGAACTACACGCTGGGCCAGTCGTCGGAGGGTTGGGAGTCCGGCCCGTTCGTTCGGCTGACCCGCGCCGGCGGGCGCTTGGAGCCTCCGTTCGACCGCATCGACGTGCAGTTCGACTGCTACGGCGCGGACGCCGACGAGGCCCTCGATGTGACTGCCGCCATCCGCTCCCACCTACCTGTCGCCCCCCTGCACCTCACCGGGTGCGTGGAGGCGGTCGAACTCTCCGGCCCGCTGTGGCTGCCGGAAGGTGACGATCCGGCGCAGCCGAGGTTCGTCATGGATTGGGCCTTCCGGTTCCGATCCCCCCCAACCCCCGCGCCGTGAGGCTCGGGTAACCGCGCGCAGCGCCGCCGATGGGCGGCTAGTAACAGTCCGCCCTAGTGCATAAGGAGCACAGAACCATGCCTGCTAACAGCCCTGACCCCGCACCGCTGACGGTGGAGGCCCGCACCGCGTCCCTGACCCTGACCGCCGACAATGTGCGCGTCGCGGTCACCGGCAACATCTACGTCGCCCCGGTCGGCGCCGTCGCCCCCACCGACGCCAACACCGCGCTCGACCCGGCGTGGAAGGCGCTCGGCTACCTGTCCGAGGATGGCATCTCCCTCACCCCGTCCAAGGTGGACACCACCTCGATCACCGCTTGGCAGAACTCAGCCGAGGTTCGCAAGACTGTGACGAAGATCGAGAACACGGTCGAGTTCACGATGATCGAGACGAACTCCGCAACGCTTGAGTTCTTCGGCTCGGCTGTCATCGACACCGGCAAGAAGTCGTGGACGTTCGGAGGCTCGGGCCTCGGCAAGAAGGCCCTCATCATCGACTGGATCGACGGCAGCAACGAGCACCGGCTCTTCATCCCGCAGGCCGAGGTGACCGACCGTGGCTCCATCGAGTACAAGAACGGCAGCCCGGTCGGCTACAAGGTCACCGTCTCCGCCTACCCCGATTCCAGCTTGGGCAACCTGCCCTTCAAGGAGTTCGCCAGCGTC